GTTGTTTCGATCAAGGAAAAGAATCATTTCACCGTTGGCGTCTACAAAAGAAGCCTGGACCGTCTTATAGATGGTACTTTCGGAATCGGGTATGGTTACCGTCCCGATTTCTGAGGTTGTCTCTGATCCTGAAAATACGACTTCAAAGGAAAAATTTGGGATACGGTTGCCGAAATTTCTTAGCTGCAAGTCATCAAAAACAATATACGCCATGCCGCGATGAGCCGGTACTTGACCTATCCCTTTGTCGGCCTCAATTAACGGATCTGGGTCTTGAGTTTGGCTGCCAAAATAAACCGTCATCGTCGCCAACGTCCCGCTGTCACCGAGAGCTATCAGACTTGCCTCCTGTTCGTCGAAAGTTGCCGCACTCGATCTGTCAAAAATCAATTTTGTATCTGCCCAAATCTTCCTGATACCTGCAATTGGCCCCTCGCAAATATGCACGGCCAAATCGATGGAGTAGAGAAAACTTGTCTGTGTAGTCCCGCCGCTGCCGCCACCCTTCCCGCCTCCCCCAGTACTTGTCGTGATTGATCTCTCTTTTATTTGAGTCGCCCAGATAACATTCCCTGCAAGTCTTTCCGTGCCAAACACGATGGGGATTGATAAACCTGGCTGAGATGCTTGAATTGCAAGATCATTCAACCTTGGCCCTTGGATATTTGGGCCTTCTTGCGGAAAGGCCAGGTTCCCGATAACTCCGCCTACGGTGCCTCCCACTGCCGCGCCCAACAATGGCTGGCCAAAAAAACTTCCGACAACGGCACCAGTAACCGCGCCCCCTATTTGCAAAACCTCTCTTGACATTAGGGATCTACTCCCGGAATTCGATAGACTCTGATAATTCGCCTGCGCCAAAGTTCGCTCAGTGTATGTTCAACGCATCGCCCGATAGTGCCATGTGCCTTTTTAGGTGCCGTGGTGCTATCGGCATGAATTATGCTATTTTTCTCAGTCACTATCGCCAAGTGTTGCGGTTGGATAAACCTCAACCACAGCACATCTCCAGGTCTCATCTCTTCGATGGAGACACGAATTCCGTATTGGTCACCTAATCGGCCCATCATTTCCGGGTTGGGCTGTTCGTTGTAATCGGTCACATCCTTACTCGAATAAATGCCCAAAGCATGCATAACCCCCACGATTAGACCTACACAATCGACGGCTCCATCTCTTCCCTTTATCCTCCCTTGATGCCGAAACGGTGTTTCAATCCATGTCCTAGCTTCGTCTATGATCTGTTGGCTCGTGACCGTCACCCAGTAATAGCCTCCACTATTGACTGAAACTCATCAAGGAATTCCACATCGTCTACCACAGTTCCCAGGATTCCGCCTGCCCATTGCTGCATAGAAAGGAACACGGCTCCATGAGAGCGTGTGAAGCCGCCATGCCATGCCGTATGCGGAACGGGAAGAAGGATTGAACGCGCCCGATCATTTATTCTGAATCTGCGGGGACCTACATAAAATTCGAAATCCCCGGCCAAGAAAAGTTCAAAGGAATCGACATGCGGATGCCGGTGCGTTGGCACCACACTGTTGGGAATCACAGTGGCACGTTCAACTTGAAATGGCGGTTTGCTTTTTAACAATTCCAACCGCCAACGGTCACCCGACACGATCCGCAACGGTTCGACTTTAAGAAGTTTGGCAAGGTGATCCATCTCGGTGATATCACGAACGAATTCTAATAATTCTTCATTTCGCATCTGGATACCGAAGTATGTGATCTTGACCAGGTATATAAGGCTCGCCCCTGAAATTTTTCACGTTATCAAATTTGGTGATACATGTTGTCAACCGTTTGTCGCACCCAGCCTCGACTTCATAAGTGTCGCCGCTCGCAACAGTGAATGGCATCGCCGCGTAAAGTTCCAAGGCCCCCGTTGACAGAGTGTAATCTTTAATTTCTATACCAATGCCGATGTTATTCCCACTCGTGAAAGTAAGCAATCCGAAAGTCCAGAAATCATCCGCCTCCGTTCGGCTCGTATCTGCGAAATTGGAATTGTCCGTCACGCCGGTAAGCGTCCCGGTCAACGTCAGGCCTTGGATGGTCGTCCAAACAACTGAACCATCAGCCGTCGTATTCCCGATGGTCAAATCCCAAGAGGGTTCGCTACCGCCGGAAGTTCCAGCCGTAGTACATTTAAAATGCCGGCCATTCTCTGTCGTTGGCCTTACTACCGATCCCGCCCCAGCATCCCCTGCTGGTCTGACGGTAAAAGCCGTTGTTGCGGTCCAGACCGGAGGTTCAAGCCTGACGCTGCAATCAGAATCTTTTAGCTCGACGCGGCAAGTAACGGAAGTTCGTTTGATGTTGTTCTGTTGCAGAAAATCGGTCATCCCTCTGAGTTCACCAATAAAGCGGTCGCGTAGGCTACTGATCTCTCCCAGATTTCCTTTTCGAAGCACCATTTCACCATCAGCGAGAACATTATAATTGAACAACGCAATTTCGATCTCCGCAAAGTCGTAGCGACCCGCCGCGATATCGGAATCGGTTATCTTTGTCGAGTCCAGAATTCCAAACACATCGAGGTTGTCAACCGACAAATCGACCGCGCTTTTGATATCACTTGCCGAATAAGACAAGGCAGATTCATAAGTCACTTTCCCAATTGTCACGTCTTTTGAGTTCGTCGTGAATCCTAAAATCTTTTGAGCTAATCCACCTGAAGTATAGGTTGTATCTCCCGTCGTGTTTCTGTCGATTTCAAAAGTCGTTGTGGTTAAGACCGTAACTTTGAAATCCAAATCGTTGACCTCGGTCATTCCCACTACGTCAACAATCTTCACAGGATCATTGGTGGAATAGCCATGCGCCCATCTGGTAGTAACCACGCCAGGATTTGCTTGCGTGATGTTGTTAATCTTCGGTTGATGCTGGCGCAGCGTGATCTTCCACCTCTGAGCAATCGTAGTCGATTCCAGTGCGAGATGGGTTTTGAGGTTTGCGCTTATCGCCTTGCTCATAGCCTGATCTCACGCACCGGAATTGCCGGTAGCTCCCTGGCCACAAAAGCGGTCAGCGAAATTTCGAGATTGTCTATATCAAAACGGGCCGGGATATCATATTCATAGCCGCAAGTCACAGCGATTCCATTACCCGGAGGCGTGGTGAAAGTTATGGTCCCGAGATCGTGATCGATGGTGAATCCCGAAAACTGCTCTGTGACACCCAGACCAACCTTTACCGTTCCCGAGACAAGTTTCGTAAGTGTTTTAACCTGACTCAGTGAACCCGTTGTATAAGTTTTGGTTACCTGAAAAACTGTTTTGCTGGCATCTCCAGTCCCAATGTTTTGATCTCCAAATGCTACAGTCAATTCTGGCGACACACTTTTGAAATCCGTGAAGTCCTTGAACCGGAAACCGTGCGTTCGGCCTTGCATTGCCTGAAAATAGACTAGCAGGATATTCATGTCCGCCTCGGTTTTAATACCCGCCGAAACATCCCAACGCCTTAAAGGTTCAGCCCAATTCGCATTTCTTTGCTCGAAGCCGCTGGACAGAATGATCACTGAAGTATTAAAGAGGGGGCCACCCGATGATCCGAAAGAAATAGCTGTCGGGAACCTCGGCGTCTCGATAAAACTCACAGGTTGCGCCTCGCCCTTTGTATCATTCTCGCTGCCTGCGCTGTGAGTTGCCCTTCCGACCTCATAAAACTACCGGCATCGGGAGTCGTTACATTAAAATTGACAGTAACCGAACCGGGACCAGACTCTCCTGCGGGTGTGACCGTCTCACCTCTATGCAAAATAGTCGGGAATTCACCAGCCTTCAGACCCGCAGTCCCTCCGAATTGCATTCTCCGTGCGTTAGCGAAGGCATTCAACGGAACAATTCGACTCGGGAAATCAGTCTTACCGACAACTCCACCCTTTTTCGCAAAAATCGCTGGAATAAATTTTAGAATATCAAGAAATCCACCACCACCACCTGATCCACCCTTAAATAGATTCCCCAAAAAATTACCAAGACCAGTTGTGGCTGAACTCAAACCCTGAAGAAATCCACCAAAACCCCCAGTCGCCTGTGTCGAAGCAGCAGCGGTGCCTTCGAGACTCGCTGCCGCTGCGGCTGAAGACTGACCGAGCTTTTCAACACCAGTGATGGTAGCTACAACATCACCAACTGCTCCACCGCCACTTCCTACTATGTCACCAACCCCGCCTAGCGGAACGGCGGGTTGACCGGGTCCACCTTGGCCCATCTTCTCAGCGGCTAACTTCAGATCGACAGCAGCCGTTGACAGTTGCGAAGCTGCATTCATCAAGCCCTGTCCAGCGGTGGTAACAGTCTGCGACGATGCCTGTACAGCAACCCTGGAGGCTTCAGCGGTACTCTTGACGACCTCCTGCGAAGAAACAATCTTTTCAGCACCAGCCTTAACTGCGGCAGCAGCCTCCTTGATCGGCGGAGCCGTTTCGCCCAGTTTATCAGCAGCGGCAGCCAACTTTTCAGATTGGCTGTCTGGTTCATCTGGCTTGGTCTTAACACCGAACACCTTGTTCAAGGTATCTCTGAAACCTCCAGCCTTAACCGCTCCACCAGTTTTGTTCTTGGCTTCCAGAGCAGCCTGAGCAACATCGGTTAGCTTCTTCTCAAGTGCATCCAAAACACCGGTGATCGCCCGTTCCTGGAATTTCAACAATATCGAATCGACGAGATTACTGAATGCAGACTGGAGACTAGTGGTTCCACGGATCACACCGTCAACGGAGGTTCTGATCGCATCCTTTATATCTTTAAACGCATTAGACATAATCTCCGACGTGTCTTTGGATTCCTTTTTCCACATTTTCAGTTGCACGACCAGCGATTGCATCGCCTTTTGAGCTTTCGGCGTCCCGATCTCAGCTAAATCCTCTAACGCATTCTCAATCGCCCGAGTAGCCGCTTCAGCGCCATCAAAATCCTTTCCGAGAACCTTAGCGAGCAGGCTCGCCTTATTCAGCTCATCTTGAAGCTCCTTCAGAACATCGGCTGTACTTCTTACCGCAACAGCTGTCTTTTTGGCTGCTTTCGCGGCAGCATCATCCCTTTTCTTTTTGGCTTCCGCCCGTCGAGCATCCCGTTCCGCGATCTGCTTTAGCAGTGCGTCTATCTCCTCCTGAGTCTCAAAATCATCTTCAATATCCTCCACTTCTTCTCGTCGTTCAGCAAACTGACGGCTCGATTCCTTGAGCAGCTTGAGTCTGTCTTCCGCCAAAGTTTTGAGACTTTTCTCAAGCGTTTCAATCCTTTTCCGTTTCTCCTCTTCAGCTTCCAGCAGCGGAATCATCGGATTCAGAGCAGCAACCCGCTGTCTCTCAAGCTCGATATTCAGCTTGATTCTTTCAGTGTTAATTTCAGCCAAAGTAGCTTTGAGCTGCGCCTTGGTAAAATCTTCAAGAGCCGTGCCAGCTTCTCGCGCAGACTTTTTCGTCTTATCGAACGCACCAGAAGATTTGAGCAACAACGCAGCCAAAGCAACCAATCCGACGAAAAGCGCACCAGCAGGCGAGAACAGCAGAGCCAACCCACCGATCAAAAGCGACAGACCCTTGATAGCTAACAACACCGGGCCGATGGCAGCGACTACGGTCGCAAAAATTGCTATGTTCTTCTGGATACTGGGCGGGAGTTCAGAGAACGACTGCGCTAACTTTCTGATCACTTCAAGCACTTTTTCAACAGCCGGAGCCAACGCCTTGCCAAAACTTATGCTTGCACCTTCAACAGCGGACTTTAACTTGACCAATGCTCCCTGGATACCAGCAAACTGCACCTTCTCCACTTCAGCAGCGGTTCCACCAGCATTTCTCAACTCCTCCGTATACTCTTCTAATGCACCTTGCCCAACAGAAAGCAGGGCGGCCATGACTCTACCACCCTGATCACCAAAGATCCGAAACAGCTTGCCAACAGCTTCTGCACCACCACCTGCATCCTCCATCGCATCCTGCAGCTGACCCAGAATGTCCGCCAGTGGACGCATATTACCAGTGGCATCAACAGTGCTAATACCCAGCTCATCTAGTCTCTCAGCTTGCTGCTTGGTCGGACCTAACAAAACCGAGATTACTCTCGCCAGACCAGCACCAGCTCTCGAACCCTGGAGACCCTTATCTCCCAACCGACCGAGGGCGGCAGCCACTTCTTCAAATTCTAGTCCCGCCGCTGCCGCGACCGGAGACACCAACTTAAACGATTCATTCAACGTGCTGAGCGTCGTATTCGAACTGATAAATGTCTTCGCCAAGACATCGTTGACCCGGCTGATCTCCTCCACATCGAAACTAAATCCACGGAGAATCTTACTCGCTGTATCGGCTGCCTCCTCCAGTGTCACCGCACCAGCGCCAGCCAACTGTAAAACGCCGGGCAGTGCCCTCATCGCCTCAGTTGCATCGAAACCAGCGACAGCCAAACTGGTCATAGCTGTTGCAGCTTGCTTAGCAGTAAACTGAGTCGTACGACCCAATTCTAACGCCAGCTTGGTCATTTCCTGAAACCGTTCCCCAGTCGCTTGCGTAACAGCTTGGACACGCCGCATCTGGAAATCGAAACTAGCGAATTGCTTTACAGCAACTCCGCCAATCAGAGACAACGGTAAAGTCAGACGGGTCGTCAGGGTTTTGCCGAGCTGACCTGCACGATCTGCAAAACGGTCCAGGCTCCGCCCAGCATTCTTCAAAGCCCGATTCAGTCTACTAGCATCACCAGTTAATCTTACTCTTGCTTCACCGACTACGGCCATAATTTACCTATGCAGCTTTGTGACGCAGATCCCTACCACCGAACATTGCATTAAGATTCACGACCTTCGACAACAAATTAGACGCAGCCACCGGCGCTTTCAGCACCGGAGCCTTCGTCGGCATAAAATCTTCAGCAGTAAAAGGCTTACGATTCCGAGGTATATGAGCGTTAGCAAACACCGATGCAACTATCCCCGATCTCTGATAGCGCCTGTCCTCATCGGCTTGCCAACGCCTAACTAAGGCGTGGTATTCAATTGGCGTGAGCGACCAGAATTCGTCCTCCGACAGGTCTAAGTCATACCTGCCGACGGACCAGATTTCGAGCCAGTCGACTCCTTCATTGAAAAAGGGTCTTGGACCGGCCCATCCCCCTTTTCCGGAGCAGGAGTCTGTGCGTTGAAAGCTTCTACAATCTTATCACTGATAGCTTCAATGTTCGTGAAGTTCATCCATTCACCAACCTCGACCAAGGTCGGCGGATTATTTTCGTGTTGGACGGCACCCCAGATCAGTGCACGCATATCACTTACCCCTAACTGCGCCGTTCCGATTACAACGTCATTACCACAGGAGAGACATTTTATAGTCGCCTCGCTCCCAGCGATGATGCTTGTAATCGGAGTCCACCGTCCACGAAAGCTTGACACGGCCTTTTCTGCTAATGAAAGGCCATTAAAATCGAACTTCAGCTCCAGCTTTCGCTCGCCAATATTTATCTCCACAAGCCGAACAGCACTCGCTTTGACCATCAATCACCTATTATCCGGTCAGAGTCGGCTGACCTGTCAGTTTAAGGGTCACATCCATCGTTGTCGCTCCAGCAACGGGCATCGATGGTGAAACATTTGTCACGTAAGCCGCGATACTCCAGGTCGTCGTACCTGAATCCGTAAACACCAACTGGAAATTACGGTTCGTACGGTTCTCGAAGTCGTTGATCAAACCTGACGTTGAACTTTGGGTTGCATTCACAGGCAGAAAATTCACCGAGAACGTGATTTCTCCAGAGCGTAAGATGGTTGGAAGTGACTCCTCCCACTTTCCGGCAGAATCCATGTTCGTGATATCGACAAGATCAGAAGTAAGTCCCGGACCCGTTATATCCAACACCTCAGCGATGGTCGTAAAAACTTCGGGAGATGCACCATCACCGATTTGCAATAAGGTTCCAATTCCAGCAGTCGCAGCACTTGCCATAATTACCTCCTATCAAAATCCTACGGGCAGTCGGATAACGGCGAACTCAAGGCCTACAGCAGAGCCCGAAAAATATAGATTTCCATCTGTTTGAATCCAGCCTGTCAATTCAAACGGTCCAAACATTGCAAATTCATTCGCTCCCACTGAGTAAGCAGCGATATCTCCAGTCCGACCTAGCCCACTCTTGACGCTTGTAAACGTACAGGTCAAGGCCCCACCAGTCGTGTTGCGCACGATCACAATTTCTCTGCCGGTCAACGTCGTCTGTTCGTTATTAACTGTATCGGCCGCCAGATACGTATAGTCAGCAGCATTGGCTACTGAATAATCACCATAAGCTCCTTTAAGCACCTGAGCAGTATGAGATTGTCGTGCCATCTATCAACCCTCCTTCTCACCGATCAAATTATTGAACCGATCATAAATCGGAACCCTCGGGCGAGGCTTCGGAGGTGGCGGCGGTGCATGAACAACATTAAAATGATTCATTGCTATTGCCGGTTCAAGCGTATCAAAATTACAGGCATCACACTGATACTTGTCCCAAGTCTTCCACTTACCAACGATCGTGAAGCCTTCTATCTGGATGTGATCTTCTCCTTCTATTCTACCTTCCATCATGTCACCGCCTTTATCACATCAAAATTGACAACCAGTTGTGCCCGTTCATTTTTATCCTGGCCCATATCGAATGGACTTTGCCGTGGCCTGATCATCAAATAAAACGTACCGGAAATTGCCGTGTTAGCAATTGCGGCCAGCGTCTTCCAAATAGACTCAATCTTCGCCCGAGCAGCCACGTAGCTAGCATCTCGGACCACAACTTGAAAAGTCGGCCTCTCATACGCCGGCAGAGTGCCGCTATGCGTATACAAAGGCGACAGCCCACCAGTTTCAAACAGTGCAACCACGGTATCGGGCGTGGGTGGCAACTGTGAGCAAAACAGATCAGTTCCAAAAGTACCCAAACCAGAACCAGCCAAAATAATCGAAATATCATCCAACAGTGCCATCAGGTCACCCCAGGAAGCGACAAATCCGCAGCAATTCGGGCTTCCATCCCAGGCTCCGCCCGATTGAACGGATCTTCAAGAAACTTCGCCTTTCCGGGCGGATTATGTCGCGCCGTCAGATTTTCATGAACCACTTCTCCATAAGGGGCAGAAGGCCCACCAAATCCTGCCTCGACCACCACACTCTGACCGGATATAACCGGCGGCAAGACAACCCCGGATGCTTTCAATGTCCCAGTCTTAACCGGTGTCTCCAGCTTGGCCTCGCCAATGATTGCCTCAGCTTCCTTATTCAACGATTGCGCTAACCGAAACGGTGCACCGGTACCGATTCGTCTCAAAGCAGCCTGAACTTGTGGCATATTCACCACGTTTACTCTAAATACGATCGCCATCAGACAAACAGCGTCGTGTGATGCGCCCCCTCCTCGTCCGGGAAAAACCCAACTGCCAGGATCGGAGGCTGCAACGGGACATTGCCTGTAGGCAAGGTCAGCCGATCTTCCGGCGAAAACACGTTCGAGGTACCCAAATAAACAGTTGTTTTCGAAACCTTTTCCTCCCCAAGCTGATTCCTAACCATTCGAACTTTCCCTACAACACGAGCCGGATGAGTGACCGCAGTTCCAAAGCTCGGAACATTATAAGCATCACGACTTACAAACGGTTCAATCGTTACCGTGTCAGCCATAAAATCGAGAAAATCTGAAACGCCCATCTAACTCCACGCAACTAAACGAACCGTTGCTGTCTCAGCGGCATCACAGATCAGACCCATTTGCTCTGTCGGGGAACCAGTATACTTAAACGATTCATTTGCAGCTAAATCAAAGTCAGTCAGCACCGCAACGCTGCTAGCGAAGGTGACATGAACAGGATTCGTACCATCGTTGAATACGTGCACCTCTCTAGCACGAAAACCGAAACTTATAGCACTGTTGACAGCGGTAGCCGACACAGTCTGAGGAAACTCATCCGGCGCTCGTGCCATCTACTTCACTCTCTTCCATTTTTCTAACAGAGCCAATACTCGTGCTGGCAGCATCGCACGGGACGAAGTCACATTAAGGTCACCGTACGTGATCGCCAGATCACCCACTCGCTTACTCTTGATCGGACCCGTAGTGGCGGTCTGTCCTCTCATGGCCCACATATCCTTGACCGTTTCGATTGCAGCTCTCTCAACATCAAACGGAAGCGTCGGTCCCGGATCGTCACCCAATTCGTAGCCAGCCTGATACGCCACAGAGAACTTGGGCAATTCGCTGTTTGGCATAACAAAGCCAGTCAAATTCCAGCCAACCGCTGCCGTCCATGCCCAGCCGGTCTCCCTTAACAACAAACCAGCTTCTGCATTATCAATTGTGAAATCAGTGATCGTGTCGCCATTTCTCGTAACCGAACTAACTGACAACACAGGCGTTCGGGCGAGCATCAGAAACACCGAGTCGAAACCAGGTACAGTCTCTAGGTAGGTTTCTTTTCCAAACGGTCTGCCACAAAACCGAACTATCGCCGCGCTGGCCTGGTCAATCAGTCTCCGAATGAGATCATCGTCCGAGTTCTGGTTCGCCAGACCTAGCTCGATCTTCATCCGGGTTAGCGTGACTAACCGAGTCTCCGTCGCCGGTGTCGTGATCGTCAGCATGAGCTTTCTGCTTCGGTCCCTGCTTTACCATCTTGTCTACCGGAGGCTCATTCGGTGCTTTCGGCTTCACCTCGAACTTGGCTACACCTCCTGCGACCAACTTCTTCGCCATTTCCGGCGTCCACGAAGTTCGCTCGCCAGCACTATAGCCCTGATAGGACTTGGTAAACCGCACGAATACTGTGTCAACAGGCATCTACCCTCCGCTGTTCAGAATCCTAACGATTCTCTTACGACGCAGGCAGCTCCTGTGCTCCGCCCAACACAAACACAGCAGCAATATCTACCGTGTCAGTGCCAGCCCTGCTCAAATCAGCAGTAGACTGAAGCCTGATGTAACGCTCAGCGGCCTGAATATCCACATCCATCTCCGCCACACCGTTGAACGTCTCAGGTGCCGCCGCTGTTCGTACAACCGTGGCAGGCAAGAAGTCACCAGTCTCCGCCTCGTGGTAGTCAGCGAACGTCGAATCATCAGCGCTGTCCTGCATGTTCGCTGTGATCGTCAGCGTCTCCGCCGTATCGAGCGTCGCGCTGAAGCAAATGACCACCTTGAGACTGTGAAAACGGCTAGTGAAACTCAGCCTATCAACCGACGGTCCAGTGATCTCGACATTGTCATTCCCAGCGGCCGCCGTGATGACCTCTGGAATCCTTGCCAACGCCCCTTTTAAGAATGCACCTACATCTAGCTGTACCATGTACTAATCCTCCCTCTGGATCTAACTACCTGCCACCGAACAGATCACCAGCAACTACGACTTACGCAGTCCAATCGACATCGATCAACACTGCGACCGACGGATTGTGTCGCATCACAAAGTCATGCTGCGCGATTGCCCTGACCACAGTCTGGTCAAGCGAGAACGCTGCTACGACATTCGTTCCATCATTGTACGCTGCCTCACCAGAGGCATCCAGGATCAGCGACGTAAAATCACCGATAACCGCGTCAGCAAAATCGACCAGATAAATCTCACTCTCAGCCGTGTCAGTCACCGCCAGGTTGATCGGAATCTGGGTCGTCGCAGCAAACGGCCATCCCCAGAACGTGCCACGTTGCATCATCTCATCCCGAAATGCGTAATTCCCATTACCATCTCGGATCGTAGCAAGAAACATCTCGGTACGTGGTGCCCAGAGCCATCCAGGCCGCAACATCCGGACGTTATTATTCCTCAGGGCAAGAACTAGATTCACCAGATCGCCCGTAATATTCGCCAAATTGACAGTGGCGTTTACGTTTATCAGGTTTGCAGCCGGTGCAAAGAATCGGAGACCCTTGGGCGTATCTGCCGTTCCATTATCACGGATAAACGCGAGATCCTCACGCTCAGCGATTGCAGCCACCAGGTCATCCCTGACAATCGTGTCAGCTCCAACAGTCGGCATCCTCAGCAGATCGTTGGAGATCGGAACCAGCGCGGCAAGTTTCTTGAAGGTCAACACCACCTGGCCAAATGTCGGCTCAGTCTTCGTGATGTTCACATTCTCACCCACGTAACTGGCATTAGCCCCCCCAGAAATCGTCGGCAACCTCAATGTCCCCGTATCCATCGGGATGACAATGGGATTCATTCGTCTCACAACCGACATAGGCCTGAGTAGCTCAATGATCTCAGCCGACATGGCTTCCGGCACCAGAAAGCCACCAGCCGTAGCATCGCCAGCCGCAAGGGCCTTGGCTACGTTACTATCCTTCCACTGCTTTTCAGCCCAGGCGGCAGCTCGGATCGGATCTCCCTTCCCAGCAGCCAACGCTCGTAAGATCCGAGCGAGAGTCTGTCCTTTCGGCACCTCCACCTCTTTTTCTTGCAGTCGGTTACCGATCAGACTCTGGAGCCAACTGTTCTGCTGACTCGTCGATTCCTTCAGGGGCGCGATCTGCTCACCCACTACCTCTGCAATAAGGGCGTAGAGCTTCTCTCTGGTTAGCTCCATTGTACTTCCTCCTCTTCGGTTTTCACTGACTAGAAAATTTTACCCGTGGCCATCGTCAGCTCTTTTTTTAGAGCCTCAGAAATTATTTCCTTCAACTGGTCCGGATCAACATCGAACTTTTCCTCAGTCCCATCCGCCTTATTATCGTGTCCAGGCGGCTCATCACTGAGCACTAGCAGCACCTCGTCTTCACCTTGCTCCTCGATTTCATCCTGCACTCGGAGTTCATCTTTGTGCGCAAGTTCCTCTACCTCCTCCTCCTCTTCTTCTCTCTCCGCCTCTTCCAACACAGCTTGCAGTCTTTCAACGGCCTCTTTAATCCGGTTCTTGTTCTTCTTCGACAACACCTGACCGGCCTTCTCTGCCTCAGTCAACTCAGGTGGATCTTCTTTCACAGGCCGGAACGCCTCTGCTTCTTGTCCGAAACCAAAGATTTCCAGCAACATCGCCATGGTCTCATCCTTGAGCGATCCCTTCAAAGCCTCGACCATCTGCTTGGTTGCAATAAAAGCAGCCCACGCATTGACACTCCGCTCCCATGGCGGAGTCAGATCAGCATCGGTATAATGACGCCCAAGGTGACGACGAACGCCAGCACGGTCAGCATTCGGAATCTGCGTCTGATCCAAACGAGCCGCAGCAGCAAATAGACCACGCAACACAACCCAACCGTCCGAGGCTCTGTGATGCGGCAGCTTTAATCCGCCAAACGCTTCAGGTGGACTAGCTTCTGCCCAAGCAAAGTGACCAGCAATCCGACGTTTCTCCGTGGCAGACAGATCTGTCCACACCTCGTCAGTAAAATCCGTCAACGTCGGTCGCCGCCATGGAACGTCTTCATCAGTCAGCTGTCGAGAGACATCCGGCGGAATCACACCTTTATCGTCATCTTTTTCGGGTTTTTGCGTCGTAGGCGGGTCGTCAGTCTCAGTTATCCTGGCAATCGCATCTGCACTACGTTTCGATGGCTTTTTCGGTATCTTAACACTCAACAGCTTAACGATTTCCTCGACCTGGTCGCGCGGTAGCCAGATACCAGGATCGGAGTCTTCTAGAACCTGCTCGGCCCACTCCTTGTACGGTCCGAGGTCAATCCCTGCGGAACGAGCCTCAATCAAGGCTTCTGGATTGGACGGCACCGGAACAACCGAGAATTCCAAAAGCTCCTGCGTCTTGAAGTCTACTCCTTTGCGATCTTCATTGAACACCCATTCCTTCGGCTTGAAACCAACCGACGTGGCATTCAAGAAACCGCCCTTCAACATGTTGAAATGAGAGGAAATCCATGCCCAGAAAAGCCAGCCATCCCCCCGGTACTGGAACCACCTGACGAACGAAAAGATTAACTCCTTCGTTACCCGTCTCGTAGGTATCTGCAAAGGCATCCAGGGTGGTGATGGGATGTCC